AATTTCCATTTTTATTTCATCATCAGTCTCAATAATCATTTGAAGAATATAAACATATTTCAATTTTCCTCTCTCCTTTCATACGACACACTTTTTGTCAATGATTCATTTCCCTATCCAAAATCCCTCTCGTTTTCCTCTCCATTTCCTCACCCATTTTCCGGATCAACAAACCTTATAATCCACTACCATTTTATGGTTACACCAATTTTAATCATTTGTTTTCTCCTCCTAATGTCACTATTTCTTCGAAGTGTGAATCAATCTACGGTTATTTCTACGATTTCAGCAATATTTACATAGTATGGAAGGTCTCCATGTTCTAATGTCCATCTGATAGCATTTCTTTTATCAGAGGTGTTCTTCCAGTCCCTACTAAAAGCATTACCTTTAGAATCCTTAATGGTTACGGTAATTTCATCTTTCACGTTTTTTCATCCTCCTTACTTCACAATTTGTGTCAATGATTCATTTCCCTATCCAAAATAACAATATCGTGTTGATCAACAATCATTTCTAACAATTCAACATATGATGTATTTAACACCCGTTGTTCACTTATTTTCAAAAGAACTGATAACTTCTTCACCAACAATTGTTCTTTCAATGTTAACTCACCCATTATTTATCATCCTTCCTATTAATCGAACCGCTTACATTGAAACCCTCTGGATAGCGTTCTTTCAACTTCATAATATTTAAGGTTGCAACTTCCTCCATACGAAATCCGTACATGGTACAAATACCAGCTACATAGTGTAACACGTCACCCAATTCATATTTCAATTTTTCCTCGTTCATTGGATGTCCATGATGTAAGACTTTCTTTAAATAATCTGTAACTTCTCCAGCTTCTCCAGCGATCCCCATTGCATAATTCGTTTTTGACCAATCACTATAATAGATTTCATATTGCCCCTCAACCATCTTTGGCATGGTTCTTTTGCTAATTTCTTGATAATCATTTAATTTCAACGCAATATCCCCCATTCAAAAACTAACAACACAACGACAAGTAACACCGGATATACAAACGTCCATTTTTCTTCCTTCATCCTCGCAACACCTTCAACTTACTTTGTTTATATTTTTCTCTGAAATATTCACTTTTTTCTAATTGCAACTGATGTTTGGTTTTACCGTAATTTTCCGGACGCATCCCTTTAGGAACATTAACCGCATGATAAGGCGTCCAGTGATATTCCCTCACCCGACGTAATGCTAAACGTCGAGTGATTCCATTTTCATCAGCTATTTTTAATTGTTCTTGTGTTAGACCTTGACCGTTCTCTCTCACACGAATAGAACCAATATTGTATAAATTTTTAATGCGTTTCAACGTGCTAACGCAAATATTCATTAAATCAGCAATTTCCCTATCTCTCAACCCTTCACTTTTCCACTCATAATATTTTTCATCAAATGTCACTTTATACACCCTTTACTTTATGGTAAATTCCGTATCAATCAGAACTACTCCACCGTTTACATGCTTCGGTAATAGTTTTCCAAAACTACTAAAGCCCACTTTAAAATTTTCGAAGGTTACATGTTTCTTAATGCTTTCACTCATTCCAGCACATTTTACATCAAAGATAGTTGTTGTTGCTTCTTTTGGTGAACACATCACCTTTACCAGTTTTCCATCTTTCATTATTTCTTTTGCGAAATACTCTTCCGCATAGGTTTTCTGCCGGATAAATTTTGCTTTTTTAAATGTTCCCTCATGTTTCCAATATCCTAGTTTATCGGGGTCAACCACATCTTTAATGGCATCTGGCACATCAGCACCCACCAAATGAATACTATCTGTATCGCAATAAATGATTCTGTCATAACACTTTTGGGCGGTTGTTATGGTTGTCCACCTTGCCCACGAAGTGATAAATATTCCCATTGGAGTATAAATCGGATCTTTGTACTCTTGTTCACCTACACGGAAACCACACGATCCATCCTCTTTCAAATACGGTACTTTTCCCGTTACATCGGGATTCGATGCAAATTTTCCATATAAACTATTTAACATTAGTTTTGCTAACAATTTAATTGCCCCATCGCTCGTCGTTTTTATATACATCCACTTATCAATAAAATCTTTGAAAATTCCACGGGCTTGTCTAAATTTCCATCCGTCAATATATTCCACATCATAAAGATGATAATGTTCTTCAATTAGTTGTAAATCAATGTTCGTTAGATATAAATCTACTATTTCACCATTGCTAGTTTTCAAGTATTCATTTTGTCGAAATGATAAGTTCTTCTTTATTTGGATTGTCGGTATTCGATTTTCTTTTAATTCAAATTCACATCGTATGTGTTGGATAAACAAGGGATAATTTTCATCATCTTTATACTTTCCTTTAAAAAATAAGGGTATGCCCACTGGTAAGGCTCGATCATACATTTGCGATGGATAGAGACTATTCACATCAAATACAATTCCAGTGCCAATTGTTTCATTTGCGTATTTCTCATTTAACCATGTGAAGCCGCCACGGTAAGCCATTCTTAAATTACTATCCGCTTCCAAACTCAAAACCGGAAATAATTTCTCAAAGTTCTTCTTTGATATTACAGACTTAAATCCTTTTAAAGAATCGCTTCCATTTGTCATTCTGTCTAAACCTTGGGCAAATTGTATACTCAAGGCATCAGCAATGATTTCTATATCATTCTTAATATAGGAAAATTCTTCTTCCGTTATTTCGTGTCCAACGGGTCTTTCAGCGTGGTAATCAATATCGCCTTTCATAATAGGTAATTTAAAATCCTTTGCAATCTTCTTTACTGGAAAGGGAAGTTTTTTCAAACTGTCATAAATCATCGTATGTAGTTTTTTCTTTCCCTTGTACCCGTAACATATATCGATTGCGTACCATTGTCCCATACTTGAAATGACGGTGTTAAACGTCATAGGCAACCCCGATTTCTCCCACTTAAAGCCCTTTTTTAGCAACCAGTTAACAATAAATTCCCCGTCGAAATCGTAGGTTGTGGAAATATAAATCAGCTTGAATTTTCTCTACCCATTTCATAAATTCATCTAGTGAATTTCCAATCTTAAAATTTCTTTTGTTGTCAATTTCCATGTACCCATATGCCCAAACCCGACAATCCTCTGCTTTTGTTGTGGTTTCAAAGTCACAACTATACTTTTTTCTAGCGATTTCCCTCACCCCTTTTACTTATTTCTTAAAAAGAAAAGCGGATTTAAATCTCCACTGAAATACCTGTCCACATAACTTTCAATTCTAGCAAGCTGGTTCATCATATTTGCTTCATCGATGTATTGACCGTCAAACCCTTCTTGAGGAGAGGGATCAAATAAGATTTCAAATTCATCGTGCGTTCGATACAATTCATAGAAATCATCAGCTGGAATGTTTCTAATCTTTTCGATTACGCTTTCAGCATCGCTATTAAATTGAAGCAACAATGAATCCATGTATAGTTCTTTCATTCTTTCCATTCGCTTGTCATAAAATTGAGGATCAGATCTCCTCTTCTTATTATCGAAAACATCTTTTAATCTAGTAATGTTTCTGATGTCAGAGAAATCGAAGTTTTTAGGAATGTTTACATTGTTTGGTTTCCCCATCGTTAGCAAGCGTTGACCTAATGTTCCTTGAACCTCTCCACCGGAAACGAAAGGTTTTTCCATCATATCTTTCTTCTTTTTAATTGCTAACTTTTGTTCTTTCTTTGTTAGGTTTTCGATGCTGGTGATCAAGTGTTCCGTAACCGCCACACCGTATTTATTTTTCTTGAAATTCGCCCGTGAACTTTTACCCTTATTAAATTTCTCGGTTTCGTATTTCCATTCGTTAAAACTTTTCCTATCCATAAAACTTTCAATGGCCGGAATTTTTAACTTGTCTCTTAAATCCACTTGAACCACTTCACCGTTTTTAATATCTTGAACAAGGGGTGTACCCAATCGCTTAATCGTGTTTCTTACTTTTGCTTTTGAATTTTTAACTAATCTCTGGTATTCAGCTTTATCCTTTTTACTGATACGCACGCTATACCCTCACCCACTCCAGCGATTCTTTTTCATTCATTCTTCGCAAAGCATATTTGTATAAATCGTTCCAATCAATTCTTGCTCGCTTCATTCGAACAAAGAACCCTCTTTTTTCAATGCACCGATAGAAAGTAATATCTGCCAACATATCCACATTTAAGGGAGTATCGTCTGCAATCTTTTCCATCTTTTGTGTAAATGTTCCCCTATGATTCTGATAACCTATCATAAACTTATTTAAGTATACTTCACTAGAAAAGAAAAACACGATCTCCGAATTAGAAATCGTGTATTTACTTTCTCGCAAGTTATGATAGATACCCCGTTTTGTTGCTGGCATACTATCAACCCTTTCTCTTATCCAATCATTTTGATTTTGATCATATCGCCATTTAGACCTTTTTCTTTCCCGACTAGAACCGTGATATTTTCCCAATCTGGATCAGTTGGTTTTCCGAATAATTCCATGATGCGTGTGATTGAGAAGTAAACACTTTTAGATGATGTAACATAAGCAACTTTTTCTGGTGTTAACAGGTAGGTTAAAACACCATATTCCGTTTGACCCGTTTCTTCATTGATCTTGTCATACTTCCGAGTGATCACGTTGGCAACTTCAATGTGTTTCCCCACATGTTCTTTTAACCCGTTTCCACTGTCTTCCGCACCCTCTAAAAGATTCAGCAACCACATTTTGTCTGCACGATTTTCAACCACAATACTTGAGTAATCATTGAATTTGGCTTTGCGGGAGAATTTTCCGTTTTCGTCTTTAAGGATTACATAGTTTTCAGTTTCTCTTACTGTTGTTAATGCTAATTCGTTTGTCATTTTATTTTCCACCTTTTAGTTTTAGTTTTATATACATCGCCATGAAATTCTTTTGCGTGTAATTTCATTCACTTCACACGATTAAGTCAACTAGAGGGGCTCCAGTTAAATATGTAAGTTAGACGATTGGTGTTACGCTTGCGCTTCTACTTCTTTCAATGATGCAACTTTGATAAATTCTTCAACAGACATTTCATATGTTTTCGTGTCCGCTTCGATTGAGAAAACAGTAGTTCCGGCACCGTGTTTTTTATTTACAATTTGCTGTGCCTTTTCCAGTGATACGTTTCCAATCACTACTTCATCGGGCATTGTTACCGCTTGAGGTTGACCATCAACCATGGTTAATTGTGCTAGTTTAATTGTTGTTGTTGTGACTTCCTTCGACATCATTTTACGCATTTCTCTTGTCCTCTTTTCTGTTATATTGTTGTATTGTGTAGCAACATGTCTACTCTCTTATTCTACTACTAATACTTTCCAATGTCAAACATATTTCTACATTATCTTTAAAAAAGTTAGACAATATTTTAGTAGATTTCGACATTGTTCAAATTTGACAAATTCCCCTCTCGTCATAGTATAACATTTTTCATCATTTTCATAGAAATTGTACCACATTCGATAAGAACTGTCACGTTTCTTCTATTATACGTGTCGTACTTTGCTATAATGAAAGAGTAATAGAAATAAATGGTTATGGAGGTATTTATTATGCCAATGTCAAGGGAAGAACACGAAGCCCTATTGAATGAGTTGTTAAATTCCGAAATCGATCACTCTCGAAGAACCGAGATTCTTCAACAAATACGAGTTGATCATGTATCAGCACATAGCGAAGTGGAAGATTTAACAAAGGCAAACACAAAATTTAAAGCAGACAATGAAGATTTGATTGTCTCAAATAGCAAGTTGTTTCGTCAGCTAGGGGTTGTTGGCTCTGGTGAAGCTGGCGAAAAGAAAGAAGAACAAAAAGAGTTTAGCGAGACTATAAATTTAGAAGCATTAGAGAAGGGATTGAAATAATTAATGGCAAGAATCACGATTAAGGACGTAAAAACAACTTTAGGTATTTCAGAAACGTACGACATTGTTAATGCAATCAGAAACAGCAACCCGAGTTTTGCTAGTTATGTACCGTTGGCAAACGGCGAAAACGTCGCACAGGTTGGGGCTGGTATTCAAGTTAACCAAACCATTCAGAATGATTTCATTACTAACCTTATTGATCGCATTGGTCTTGTCGTGGTACGTGCGATTTCTTTAAACAACCCGTTAAAGAAATTCAAAAAAGGACAAATGCAGCAAGGACGCACGATTGAAGAAATCTTCACAGATATTACAAAAGCGAAAAAATATGATCCGTACGATGCGGAAAACACTGTTTTCAAACGCACGATTCCAAACGTAAAATCATTGTTCCACGAAAGAAACCGTCAAGATTTTTATGAACAAACGGTATCTGACGAACAATTAAAATCAGCGTTCGTTTCATGGGGCAACTTTGAAAGTTTCGTTTCTTCTATTATTAACAGTATCTACAACAGTGCAGAGGTTGACGAATACGAGTACATGAAATTACTAGTTGATAACTACCATTCAAAAGGTTTGTTCACAGTTATTCCTGTTACTTCTCCAACAACTGAAACGGCGGCAAGGGAATTTGTAAAAAAATTACGTGCAACAGCTAGAAAAATGACATTACCATCCGGTAGCCGTGATTTTAACTCATTAGCGGTTCGTACTCGCACAGATATGAACGACTTACATTTAATTATTGATGCCGATCTAGAAGCAGAAATGGACGTTGACGTATTAGCAAGAGCGTTCAACATGGACAAAACTAACTTCCTTGGACACGTTACTGTTATTGACGGTTTCGCAAGTTCTGGTCTGGAAGCGGTTCTGGTTGATCAAGATTGGTTCATGGTATACGACAACCTTATGAAACTAGAAACCATTCGAAATCCAAAAGGTTTATACTGGAATTATTTCTATCATGTATGGCAAACACTTTCAGTCTCACGTTTCAGCAATGCGGTAGCATTTGTATCTGGTACGGTTCCAGCGGTTACTCAAGTCATTGTTGATCCTACTATTGCAACAGTGAAAGCTGGAACATCATTCGAATTTAACGCTTATGTTCGTGCAACAGATGGTCTAGATCATCCAATTGATTGGTCTGTAGTTGCATCTACTTCCTCAACTGCTTTACAAGCTGGTACAACCATAGACGAAAACGGAGTATTAACCGTTGCTTCTAATCAAACAGGTGAATTACGTGTGATTGCTAAATCTGTAGGTACTGGAATTGATACAGATGGTGCTGGCACAGACAATACAGATGTTATTGGCGAAAGCATTGTAACGATTGCATTAGCTGTATAACAAAGGGAGAGTTGACATATGGCAACTGTACCATTAAGCGGAACGAACATCAGAATTTTATCTGGTGTTCCTTTCTCTAATGACTACAAATATACAAGGTGGTTTGATGATCAGACTACACAAACCAATTATTTTCTTGGTAAAAGTGTTGTACACACAATCTCTCAAGCTAATTTTCAGAGAATTGAAGGGTACAATTTTATTAAAGTCAATGAAAGCATTGACGATTTATGGGGTGCAAATTACCTCATGTTCCAAAACGCTTCTTATAATAGTAAATGGTTTTACGCTTTTGTAACCAAACTTGAATATGTTCAGAAAAATTTAACCTATGTTCATTTCCAAATTGACGTATTTCAAAC